TCGAGCTTAATTGCTCTGAGAACCTTGTTTTCGACAAGGTAGTCAATGTAGCGATACCCACTTGTATTGCCTTTGAACCCTAGTCTTAGTGCGGCCTCTCCTTTATTCATGAGGCCAATTTCTACGCCATTCTTTACTTTCATGGGATGGTTTTACCCTAACTAAAATGTAAAGAAAAGAAAAAAATGTTAAAAAAATTATGTGTTGTTATAAAAAGTTAAGAATAGATAAAAATAGATAAAAATAAATAAAAACTTGACCTATTAAAAAATGTAATAAATAGTTGTAGGTTCAACCGATTGCAAAAGTTTTGCAATTGCCCAACTATGAAAAATGATAATGAATACCACGCTGTAAATTGCAGAGTGCCTGTCAAAATATATGACACCTTTGGGCGTGGTTGCCTAAAGTTAAATCTGGAAAAGTAATGCCTTCATATTCAGGTTTCATGCAAGCAAGAAGACGAGCTGCTCGAAGAGCATATGGATGGAAGAATAATGGTAGGAGGGGGGGTGGCGGAGTTAATGGGTTCAATTACCCATCAAATGGTGCTCGCCATTCTTTTGGGAGTTATGGCTATTGGCATCTAGGTTTTGAATCTGCATTGGATATTATGGGTCACATGCACTCTGAGACATTTCTCAGGAATTATAAAAATAATCGTGTGGATAAAGAAGAGTCTGATTTGTATTTCAGTATCGCTCCAAAGAAAAAGAAAAAGGAATCATTGTAGTCGCAGACGATATATCTTTAGATATATCTAATATTATCTACACGCGCGCGCGCGAGGATGTAGTGTGGCTGCACTACAAAACAAAAAAACTGCGGTTACAAAAACCATTGTTTTTTGGAGGCTAAATGCCAACTTCGGAAATGAGTAAATCCCTAGGTTTTTACTCATCGTAATTAATGTAACAAAAAAAATAGTGTTTCTTGACTTGCTATTAATTGGTTTTTAGAATTATAAAAACAATATGGAGGACAACATAATCAAGGGAAACCCATCTGTGACAGCTGAAGCGTTTGAAGTACATCAACGGATTCAAGGGCAAATGGGCGAATTTTTTAACAACTGGATGCTTGTGGGTACTAGACCTGATGGACATAGAGTCCTAATCGGCTGCAACCACTCTCAAAATGGGTGGGGGCACATGCAACCAGTTTATGACAGAACCAAACAATGGCAGAGAAAAGAGATCCCCATGGGGAATACTGATTGAATTTCCACCACCACTCATTCGCTTACTAGCGAAGGAGCCTATATCAAGGAAGCACATTCGCGCCCTTTCTGATCGCGAAGTAGCTATTGGTGCGGAATTATCCCTGGACAGAGTACGCTCAATTAGTCGCTCTAAGAACTGGGATAAAATATCCGTAGGCGAACTTAGGATGTTTTGCCAAGGGTGTAATTTTGATCCTTTTGATTATAAGGATAGGAATCGCGTGCGTGCTTACTCAAGGAATGCACCAAAATTTAGCTATCTGAAAGCGTCACCATATTGGGGTGATACATTTCTTCCACTCATAAAACTATTAGAAAATGCCTAAGTCACATAAGGTAAATACAGAGGAGTTGGCACAGGCCATGAAGGAGACAAATGGCAACTACAAGGAGGTTGCTAAACATTTCGGGGTAAGGGAGGACTCTATTCGGAAGAGAGTAAGTACTGATCCTAAATTACGCCCCATCTGGATTAAGAACGGAACACGTGATGACATTCCGGATAAAATTCAGGTCATGAACCGAGAGCCCGCAGAGGAGAAGAATAAGAGATTTATAAAAGCATTGGAAGATAATGGCAGGGCGGCTTTTGAGTCTGACCTTGAATCAATGCTGAGTAAGCCAAATTATGAAAAATTAAAGGTATTTGATAACTTTGATGATTCTGTCGGAATGCTTATGGCGGAGGCTCTTAGGGTAACGCAAAAAGTTAATATCAGGCAGAACATGAGTTTGTTTGAAGTTACTGAATCCCTCAAGGAAGATCTAGAGGATCAGACAATGGAACCAGAGGAGAGGGTTCTTAAAACTAGGTTATTCTTACTTGCAACTGAGCAACAAGGTAAATTTTACGACAGACTACTCAAGGGGCTTGATTTCCAGCTAAAACTTCACAACGAGAAAGAAAAAGGTGAGACTAAGAGTAAGCCAGGATTTAGACCACTAAAAGAACTTAAGGATGTCGAAGAAGCTGAATCATAAGCAACTTGTTGAGAGATTCGCAAAGGCGGTTAACTCAGAAGAGGAGGAGAAAGGTGCCTGGACTCCTAGTTTATCGCCCACCCAGCAAAAGATATTTGATGACCCTGCTAATTATATATTAGCTTATGGCGAGCGTGGTTCTGGCAAAACATTTTGCCTTGGTGGTCACAAAATAGTTCGACACTTATATGAGAACTTCAATGCACTTGCTATAATTATTGTCGGAGTTAGATCGCAAGCTACGCTCGGTGGAGTATGGCATAAACTGCAAGTCGAGATATTGCCTGACTGGGTGGAGGGCATTGGGTTGAACCACACCTCCGAGAGGCAAGATACGCAAAAAAATCTATACATGGATGTAGAGAATAGATTCGGAGGATGGTCTAGGGTAGTCCTTATCTCAATCCCCTATGGTGCATTTATCAAGGATCGGATCAAGGGTTTCGAGCCAAGTATTATATTTGTAGACGAGTTGACCAACTTGGACACCGAAGATTACTTCAATGCAGTAGTTCAGCAGTTAGGTAGACGACAAGGTATTCACGGCCCACAACAATATCTCGCAGCCTGCAATCCAGACGGCCCCAGTCACTGGGTGTATAAAAGATTCTTTCAAGAACCATGGCGAGAAGTTGACGGAGAAAAAGTATGGAATGATGACTACTCAAAGTATCATGTTCCAATTAAGGAGAATGAACATAATCTGCCCCCTGGATATTACGATCGCATCATGGAGGCCGTTAAGACGGATCCGATTGAAGAAGCACGGATGGTTCGTGGAGAATGGATTGATCGGCCGGCAGGAGATGCAATATTTGGCCCATACTTCAATAAGACATTACATGTAGCTGGTGATTCCAAGGATGGAATACTTCCCCATGTAGATTATCCAATAATATGTGGATGGGATCCGGGTTCTGTCAACAATGCCATTATCTTCATGCAATGCTTGCCTGGTGAAGATAAGATGCTATGGACTGTATTTGATGAGCTTGTAACAATTGACACAAAATTGCCTTACACCACGCTAATTCCCTTAGTGATGAGAAAAATGTCATACTGGAATAGAAGAATGGAACATAAATTCCGATTCATTCATATTTCAGATAACTCTGCTTTTAATCAATTTCGAGCTAGGTCAGGGGAATATGATTATATGGATATTGAGAAAATATCACGAGATAAGGCAGAGACCTTTGAACTTGATCCGATCCGATTGAAAGCAGCCCCGAAGTTTTCAGGATCGGTTGAAACTCGGGTAAGATTGACAATTGCCTGTCTTCAATCAGAGGGAATTGTTATATCTGCACAATGCACAAAAATATTAAAGATGTTTCAAAACTTAATTTCCGAGAAACCAGGTAAGCACTACGATCCAAATATAGCTTTTAAGCCTAAAAGAAGTATATATATCCACCCTTTTGATGCGATGACTTACCCAATTATTTTTTACAATGCAACACCTGCATTATCAACTGGCCACACAAGTTCACATATAATGGAGATCGGTGCTTGATTTTAGTAACAATAAAACATAAGTTACATTTATGGAATCAATACTTACAATAGACTTAAAAGCTAACCCGGATGTATTGGACGATTTTGAAGGAATGGAGCCTGGTGACAAAGTAAAAGTTGTATCAGAATGCACCATATCAGAATTATCCGAACGAAGGGCATCTCTTCCATTGGACTCAATTGTGTCAATCACTGGAATAGGAAATGACGACGACGACGAAGAAGAAGATTCAGAGCCCGAAGCTGAAGGGGACGAAGAATCCTGAAGCTACATCAGCATCATTAATAATTGATGCTCATTACGCCAAATTGGGACTCCGTAAATTATGGGACGCGCAAAGAGTAAATCGCCTTTGTTCTTTTTTAAGAATGACACACGAAGAATTAGCAAGCCTTCTTCACCTAAAGGGTTCGCTGTTCAGAATGCAGTGCCAAAGCATGAAGCCGTTATCAGGTCCCGTTTGTCTTCTTCTTACTATATTGGAGCATAGGTACATGAGCGAATACGCACCCGATACAATACCAAACATTTTTAAATTTACTGACAATGATTAATCTTGAGATTTTAAAAGACCATGGTTGCACACAAGCACGACTGAGGGAAATATTTACAGCAACCAAGGGCAAGGATCTCGAGACGAGAGAAAGATTTGAGGATCTTTTAGAATCAAGGATTCATGAGGCGATACGATTTAGTGCAAAACACTCAAAGTTATACATGTCGGTTGATCTAGCTTGGGATTCTTTGCCTATAAATAAAGCAACTATCCCGTTATTACAGTACGCACAAGGAAAGATATCAATTGAGCAATGCGGAGAACACTTAGACAGTCTTGATGTAGCTGATAAGTTCTGCGACTACAATGATGAAGGCGAACTTAAAAAGATTAACGCCCAGAGACTTTATGAAGTGTCCGTTAATCTAATAAGATCATATGTTACCCGAAGGGTTGCTGCCCAGGTTCATAGATTCTCTAATTTATATCCATATTTTAAATATGAGCCAAGAAGCACTGCGATAGCTGATAAGTTACGCGCAGATGTTTTAGGGCAAAGGGTTGAGATGATGGTTGATCAGTTTGCTTATCGCCATCAATTCGAGCAGATCATTAGGCAGTTATTTATGTACGGCCACTCGGTTGCATTTCCGGAATCGGCATGGACGGAAGAAGTGCAGTGGAGAAAATCTAACAGCATGTCTGGGGATGGAGGCCTCGAGTCTTACGCAGAAAAAGCTGGGGTTAAGTTTGTTACTCCACACCCAACTAGGTTGATGTGGGATCAGTCTCGGCCACTGCACGATATTAATATTAATATGGGTCCTCAATGGATAGGTTACTGGGATATTGTCCGTTATGGAGATATAAAAAATGACCCTAATACATGGAATGTAGATGAGATAAGTTACACCAACTCCCTATCTTCCGTCTACGATTCTTACAGCGAGTTCTTTAATTACTATTTTAGTGACAGTATGGCGTTCCCTAGGGTGAGCGATAACTTTGCATTTCAAAATGAGAGGACTCAGCACATAGGAGTTTATGCAGCTGAAGACGATGATAAGGGTATGTTCCTTACGCAAATGTGCATGAAGGTAAACCCCAAGAGGGATGGGCTGGGTGATTACCCACATGATGTTTGGTTAAAGATGACTGTCGCTGCAGATCAAACCGTGGTCCACGCTGAGTATCTTCCGTCTCTCCCTGCAATTTATGGTGGAATTAACGAGAATGATGACCGAATGGCAAATATTTCCGTTGCTCATGAGATCATGCCGTATCAAGACCAGATAACAAATATCATAACAAAGATGCTGCATGATATGAAGGTCAGCATGATGAAGATATTTTGTATAGACCAAGACGCCCTAGATGATGATGTAAAGGACTACATTAAGGACGCACTTGCCGAGGATAGTTTCTATTCTCAGCCTAAAGCACTTTTTTATTCGGGGCAAAAAGCCGCGGATTTAGGTATCAATAATAAGGATTTTATTACTATTGTTGATGCACAAAAAGAAATGTCGGCCGGAATTAATCAAAGCATCCAGGCCATCCTCCAGTTGTTGAATCTCGTTGAGCGTCTGCTGATCCTTTCTCCGCAAGAGTTAGGACAGCCCGCTCCTCGGGAGATATCCGCAACAGAGGTAGCAGAAATAGCAAATACTACTAATAGTATATATTCGTTTGTTTCTGAGGGGATAGATGGTATGCGATCCGCAATGAAAAAGGTTCTTTACGAGCACTTAGTTTCCTGCTCATCAGATGATTTTGTTGTGCCGATTAAGGGAAGATATTCTAATGACACAATAGAGCAGGCAGGATTTCAAACAGAGGTGGATGTTGGAATTGAAGCTACTAAAAGAAATGTCATTGGTAATCCAGAGAATTTAATTCACGAGTATTTATTTACAAGCAGGGATGGAGCCGAGCGTGCTCGGGATACTCAGTCCGCACAAGTACTTGGGCAACTACTGCAGGGAGTGTTACAATTAGACGGAATGGCGCAGGCTCTTGGAAAAGAGCGTATGTTTGAGATGTTTAATGAAGTATTCCGAATGAGTGGAGCACACGACCTTAGGTTAGAGGTTGACCAAGCAGACCAAGAGCAGGAAATGGGTAGTATAGAGAATGAGCAATTCCTCGAGCAATTAAAGAAACAATGGCCTGTCGTTGTACAAACATTACAACAACTCGCCCAAATGGGTAAGCAGTCAGCTCCACCCCCACAGGATTTAGCACAAGGTGAGGTTGCTCCTGGTACTCCAGGCCAACCACAATCTCAGCCACAACAAAAAGCACAGGTCGCGCCTGATCAACAAGTACAATTATGAGCGAAGAACAAACTGAACAAACTGAAACTGAACAACCAACACAGGAAGTTGCGGAGCAATCGCCGCAGGCCAGTCCCTTATTTAAGGCATTATATGAGGCAGCTGAAGAACCTGAAGTTGAGCAAACACCAGAAATAGAACCAGAGCCGGAATCAAAACCATCCACATTAAATGAGGCGTTAGATGATTTAAATGAGGCTCCTGAAGTTGAACCGGAGGAGGTGGCTGAAGAAGTACAAGAAGTAGTTAGTCAGGATGAGCAACCAGAGAAAGCTCAACCGAAAAAAAAGAAGATCAAGAAAGTAATTGATCCCGATGTTCCTCAAGTAGCCCCCGCTGTTGACCCTGCGTTTAATCAACCACAAGAAGATCCGGACGAAGAGTACATGAAAACACTCCTGCCAGAGGAGCGTGAAATCTATGAACTTGCACGATTTGCGGACAAGAATATGGATGAATACAAGGGTGCTTCTAGTGAGTGCAAAGAGTATTTTGAAAAGTCTAAGAACTATATAGATAAAAGACTTAAGGATGATCCACACGTAGACCTACGCAATGACGAGGAGTATAAAACTTTCATTGCCAGGAATAGACCTAAGTTTACTCAGGCTGATGCAAAGAAAGTTGAACGCGAGATGGTAATCGCTGAGGCGGAAAAGCGTGCGTATGAAAGAACCGGTGCAGAGAATCAAAGGTTACAGCATGAGCTAGAGAAGATGAAGAAGGCACCTCGGGTGCAAGAAACCAAGATGAAGGTTCGTCAAGTTGTACCTAGTATTATGCCCGAGGAGTACCATGAGGATCTCAAGTCCGAGGAAGGACTTAAGAAAATTGCTCAAGAAAACCCGTTTGAATTTCAGATAATGGATCAAGTTGCCACACAGTTGCAGAGCGTAAGTGATACTTTTATTGATATTACAAGCGGGACCGAGCAGTATGATCCTTCCAATCAAGTTCACAAAAAGCTATTAGACTGGGTGAATGAGGAGCAGGAAACATTTATAAATGGTGGCCAAACTCAAAAAGACGGAAAAGTTTTTATGCGCAGGGAACGTTATCATCAATTACCTGCGGAAAATCGTTCAGAATATTACACTTGGAGTGATGACGATCTTCTTGGTTTATTAGCAGCTAGAGCCCACCAACGTGTAAATGCTGACCTTGAAAGCCATCGCAAAGGGCTTGAGCAAGCGGGATATGTGAGACAGGGCAGAGCTGCCCAGACACAACAACAGGTGGCGCAACCTGTTGCTAACCAAGCACCTCCTAGAGCGACATCTGCTCCTAGGCCGGGCGGTGTACCTGCTCAAAAAAGCACTCCTAAGGGCAACGCGATGCTTAATATTTTAGGAATGTAAAAACCGATTTTAGGAATGTGTGTTCTAAATGGTTAGGACGCATTATTCCCGAAATTAGGTAAAGTTTCGTCAAAAACCCGTTACAGGGGTGTCCATATGTTATTATTGGAATGTAACACTAATTTTATAGTTAACATTCAAATAATAATATCATGGCAACAAACTCATCTCTTCCAGATCCAGCAGTAGCAGGAGCAAATACAACTCTAGCAGGTCAACCTTTGACCCGCGATCCTGGCGTAGCCCGTATCATTAAAGTAGATGATTCCACAGGATGCACGCTTACAAATGCGTCAATTAAAGGTTTAACACCTAATGAGTTTGAAGCACTTGGTAATAAAGAGATTGATTTAGCTCGCGTGATAGCAAACTCCGCAGAAGCACAAATGCTTGGAGTTCAAGAGCGCGGCCTCACCACACTTCTTAATAGTAGCATCACTAACATTAAGCCTCTTATTAATAAGGTAAATGTTGCTGAGCAATCCATGATTCTTCCATACATCCAACGCCGTCAGCGTTCCGTGATGAATGCGAATTACTTTACTGTTAGTGCTAACTCTAAAGCAACTGCCTCAAGCGCAGCTGATGCAGCTTATAATGTAGTTGATGCGGATGATGGCGACCGCGTACTTCGCGTTGACCTTGGTGCATCTGACTGGGCGTCTGGTTCCATAACCGGAATAGAAAGATACTTCCTTCCTGGTGGGTTCCTCATCATGAACGGATGGGATAGCAGTAACAATGCAGTTGAAGTTCAGTTTAAAATCTTGGGCTCTGTCGCTGTTACTAATGCAATCTCTATGGCAGATGTTACAGTTCGTCCAGTTGGTGCTGATATTAGTCAAGGTGTTATTTCTGGTGGTCAAGAATCCGCTGGTTATACTGCCGCTGAATGGACTGCTTATGCTGGCAAAGGTGACTACCTTCTTGCTACTGGCGTTCTTCAGACCATCGCTAACAATGTTAATGATTTTGAAGAATGGTGCAGAAATCAACCCACCGACTTGAGCGTAAAGCTTATTGTCAACTGGTTGCAAACCACTCGTGAGTCTCGTCAAATTGATGAGAGTTACAAAGAAACTCTTGCCAAGATCATGTCTGGTAAAGTTAATCCTTACCTTAAATCTATGGTCTACCAGCCCTTAGCTGAGCAAAACAAGATTGCCGCTAAAGCATCTGCAGATCAGTGGAACAGAGGTGTTTGGTACAACCAAGCTCTCTCCGATAAGCAAACCCCTGAGACTTACATGCAGTTGCCTGCAGTAACTGACCCAGAGGACAATGCTTGCACATTGGAGTACAAAGCAAATGCCCTTGGAATTAAATCTCTTCTTCGTGAGTCAAATCGCGTAAAGGATAATGCCGGAGCTACTCTTTCACTTAGTTCCTTGATGGCCGACTTGTATTACTTGAAACGCAATCGCGAGCAGGATGGTACTAATGTTAGCGTTATTGACTGCATGACCGATCGTTTTACTTACAATCTTTTCTACGAGAAAATGGTCAAGTATTACGAGAATAAGTATGGTATCTCCAATATTCAACGCAACATGCAGTTGAATCAGCAAATCAAGCATGACGGAATTATCTTGTTTAACTATTCTATATACGATCTCCCAGAGGTTGGATGTCAGTTAGCTATTTTCCATGACCCTTACTTTGACGACCTGTTGAATGTGAGCGGAAAGTTCTTCCCAGGCGGTGCTGCTGACGGAGGTAAGCTCTACAAAGCAGATGGAACTCGTTCCTCAACTGAGGTTCATGGTAGTACGGCTAATCAAGCGAAAGCTCAAAAAGCTGCTCGTTCCTTATGGTTTATTGATTGGTCAGACATCAAGATCGGAATTGCCGGAACCAATAGTGTTACTCGTAAGCAGCCTCACCCTGATGTCCAACGCGAATACAAATGTCGTATGGCTCATAAGGAAACTGAGTACAGCTTGCGTTCCACGACTTGGACTACAATGATGGATGTTCCTGCTCGTCACCTTCTTGTTGAGAACTTTGATTTAGCTTTGGATATCTCTTAATTGGATGAGTAAGTACGAATATGAAGTATTTACTTTTCCAAGATCCAAATAGGGATTACGGTGCAACTTTCGACACAGTATTAGTAGGCGCTCGCAAACGGGGATTTGGGGCGTATGATGAAAAGGATGCCAAGCTTCTTATGAAGCTGGCTCCTGAACATCATATCTCCGAGCTAACTGTGGATCAATATGAGGGGCTAAAAAAAAAGCTACACAAGCCACTAGTTTCGTCGAAACTAATCGGAACGGTGGTACAGGATCCCTCAAAAAATCCGCATGCAGTGTATGCAGAAAAGGAGGATACGGTGGCCCCGTCTAAGAAGGGGAAGCCTGCTAAATCCTTAGTATCTGTTGGTAAGGCGAAAGTCGAAGATCCCTTGGAAGGAAAATCGTAATGGATCGGGAGGTCGCAGTAAGCGTCTTAGGAACCATTGGTGCTGTAACTCTGGATAGCGTACACTTAATAGCTGCTAGTATTTGTGCTATATTAACTGCAATGCATGCGGGGTATAGCATATACTTAAAGTACAAAGGAAAGGGCAAAGATAAATGAGTAATTTAGATATTAATAGCCCGCTCGTAAGTTCGGATGATGTCGGGGTGGATCGCAATAGGCTTATTGTTACAAGTAGGCCTACTGGCTTTGGTACATTTGCTGTGACTACACCAGCGTGGACTGATAATAGTAATGCATCTGACAAGGTTTATGGAATCATACCATTTGCTAAGGCAACAAGCTTTCGGATAAATAACTATACGGGCAAGATCATAGGTGTGCGAAGAAGGCACGAAACTCATCTCGTTGAGAATTTTGAGGATCCGACAAATCCAAATTGGACGGGCTCTGTTAAAAACGAACATGCCGACATTGAAGGGTTCTATAGTGGCGGATTTACCACTCAAGCATATTGCCCATTAACTACAGAAGTGATGCTTGATGATTCTGAGGTCGAGGCGAGAATAAAAACTCCCGACTTGGATTCATATACATCTGTAGTCGCAATATGGGATTCTCCGTCAAGAATAGGGGCAGGGGATCCGGCCGCAAAGTTTGAGGCGAATAATTCGAATACTGAAAGAAACACTACTTATAAAATTATATTCAGACTAAGACCATCAGTCTCTGAGTATGATGTATTCTTAGAAAAGGAATAATTATGTCTTTAACACAAGGTCAGATTTATAAAGGAACTGCAGGGTCATACTCTGCAATAAGTTCACCATTTGAATATATTCCACTTCCTCAATCCCATGTTGTTAACAGAAGTGGGAGTCCTATTTCTGGATCTCAAGCATCTGAAACTTTAGACTCATGGTTGTATCCTGGGGATATTACTGCAGATGGCAGTTTTATTACATCTGATGAATGGTTAAACTACTCGACTTGGTCAACAGATGATTGGCAAAGTAGCTCCGACATGAAAAGAACGTTTGGTGGAGCATCAAGGCCTGAGCCTAACAATGGAGATGGTTTATTTACAAGAAATACTTTAGGTGCAGTTGCATTACAGGGGCAAAATGACTCTAATTACTGGAGCCATTCATTTGCTCAAGGATTAAGTGCTGTACAGAATGGGCAGTTTACATTCATGGTCGGAAGTGATCGTGATGCTGCACCTGGGCAGACAAATAATGGTCTTAGTAATACTCTTGTCACAAAAAGATTTAAATTAGTTGCTGGGCAGACGGATATGTCATCCAGTGCAAGTGTAACACTTGTTGCATATAATTCTGGAACACACCCAGTAGATTGGGACAGTCAGTGGGTGCTATCTACGGATGGTAGTCAACTAACTTACTATGCTGGGACAAATTCATCCACAAATTTCGAAGACTTAAATAGTAACATAAATAATGCCTCCACCAAGCTACCAAAAGCTAAAATATACCAAGGAGATTCTTCGTCTTACTCACCGATTGATGCTCCATTAGAAATCCTTGCAAGAGTTGGGCCGGGAACGAATGGTTCATCAGACATTTTAAATACCTCACAAATAAACAGTCAATCTTGGTATACAGGTCAGGGATCATTTCAATTCGGTCGTTATGGTAATACTGTTAATAGCCAGTTTAATGACCCGTTTACTGCTATTACGCAGGGACTGATGCCGCAAGGTCCATTTGGTGTAATAGGCAATACAGATGATGTAACAGGTGACCCAATACTCGCTTACTATAAAGACTTTTTTATCGCCCGTAAAACAAATGGCCATTGGCTGATTGAGTACAGTATTGCATCAAAGGATTACGCTACCCCAAAAGAAAATTCGGGGATGTTAAGACTTACTTTTCAGCTTAAAGACGGACAAACAGCTATAGATACATCAAGTTGGGTTGAGGGGCAAGCCACTCCAATCACAGTAGATGTAGTACCAATAGGTAGCAATCCATCTGACTGGGCAAATAACTGGGTGTTAAGTTCGGACGCAACTACACTCACATATTATTCAGATAATTCGGGGGGAGTTTCTGGTCTCGCACCTTTAAGTACTGAATCTTTTGAATTTGGAGATATAAGTCAGCCTGCTAGTCCACCAGTGGCTGCAACTAAGGGCGAAATTTATAAAGGTGATTTATCTACACATGTGGTAATTGATTCTCCTTTTGAATACTTGCCCGTCTGGGCAGGTTTTGATCTTAATGCTAATTCATATGGTCCAACGACTCAAAACCTTAGAGAGTGGTACTACAGCGGACTAGATCCATACTTAGATGATGATAATTTCTACGCAAAGTCCTCCAGTCTTTCATATGCTGCAATGGTTGGACGCACAGTCATTACCCCAAGGCGACGCTGGTTTGAACCACTTTCGGCAATGCATTGGTTAAATAATATTGATGATACCAAGAATGCTCGGATGTTGAAGTCAAATTGGCATGCCAGGAGAGTGGAAGGAAGCTGGACATTTGCTCTGTGGAGCCAGACTGAGAATCCAGCTTGGATTCCGCATCCTGCGTACACTCCGATGTTGGACTTTTATCCCACCCGCATGCAGCGCATGGATTCGCAAATTGTATTCAAGCTCAAGCCTGAGCAAACTGTCTTTGATACATCTACGTGGGCATCTCATATTGCTACCCCCTCCAATTCTGACTATCCATCTCTTGAGATTCAGGATTATCAGGCCCCGGAGGGAGACGACGGTTCCTTTGTTGCAAATTGGGATGAGTCTACTCCAATACGGATTAGGCATATAGAGTTTGATTCGTCTCTACATTCACAAAATTTAAAAGGTAACTGGTTAGTCAATGATGCTGGTACTGAACTTCAGTTTTTCTACGAAAGTGGAGTAGCGGACACAGGGCTTGCTCCCATGGTAGATGTCCTTGAAAACTTCACTAGTACTTGGAAGGAATCGCAAACAATAACCTTTGACCCCTTAAGTGATTCGTTTCTAGGTGCGGGAACAATTAACCTAACTGCCACATCAAGTTCTGGGCTTCCTATTACTTTTACTTCTAGTGATAACTCCATTGCAGAAGTAGCTGGTTCGGTTTTAACTTTGAAGGCACTAGGGACTGTATCAATAACTGCAAGCCAGGCTGGAGATGAAACATACGCAGCTGCATCTGTCGCGCAACCCTTGGTTATAACAAAAGACTCACAAACGATAACATTTAATCCCCTTATTGATGCGTTGATTGGCCCTTCTTATGCAGGAACAATTAACCTAACTGCCACCGCGAGTTCTGGGCTTCCTGTTACTTTTATTTCTAGTGATGACTCCATTGCAGAAGTAGCTGGTTCGGTTTTAACATTAAAAACCACAGGAACTGTATCAATAACCGCAAGCCAAGCTGGAGATGTTAATACATTCCCAGCAACGGATGTCAGCCAATCTTTACTTATCCAGCTAGACTCTGACGGGGATGGGATTCCTGACTCTATAGACCCGGATGATGACAACGACGGGATAGCTGATGGAGCAGATCCATATCCATTACTTGCTGACCACCCAGATATAAATGGAAGGAAGATTATAGCTCAATCTGCAACTGGAGTATTTGGCACTAATAGTATGAAGGATTCCGTCATTTCAGTTGAGTCGGATATGTACCTTATAGTTGATTCAGTTGTTTACCAACAAAAGGTAAACTATTCCCACGAGCAAATACCAAGTAATGCATCTATGGTTTATCCGTGCGTAAATAATATTTCTGAGTATGAGGTTATAAATTTAGGTAGTGATGCACTAAATTATTCTGACACGAATATTAATGTAACACTAAGCGGTTTTTACGCAGTATGATCTCCGCAAATGTATCAGCAGTAGAAGTAGGACAGCAAAACCAATTTATTAGTTTTGTTGAGGGTAAGGCATCTAGTGCCCCAGATCCTTCCTCGTATGCCCTTCATGTGCTAGGTGCGGATCACAATCTTAATCACATTAATGGCGGTGATCCAACCGATGGATTTAATCCATGGGTGACGGACATTTTAGTGTATCCAACTTCTGAGTATTGGGAAACATTACTAAATGGAGCCCGCCTCCGACCTTATGTTGATTTAAGCATATCTGAATACAATACTTTAAGGATACCTTCAGCTATACAAGGTTACGATCTGTATGTAGATAATGCCAAATTTTATGAAGATGTAGTAATTGATGGCGGACTCCAAGTGGGTGCTACAAATATTGGTGGTACAAGCATGTCAATACCTGGTGAACTTGATGTGGGTGCCGACTTGACCGTAGTAGGCGACATTGAGTGCGACACAATGAGGGGCTTCTCTAATACTAAAGCCCCAATCCTCCAAGTTACAGCAGATATAACATTTGATAATGCAAACACAGGATACATTTATCAATGTAAACCCGCGGGAGCAAGTGTCGCAATTACTCTTCCCCAAACTTCAAATATTGGCACAATGTTTACAGTCAACAACTGCGTAGCGGGCAAGACTGTGACATTTGTAAATCTAGCAAACGCAAGAGGTACGGTACTAGGTGAACAATTTTCAGCTGCTACTATTTATTGGGATGGGAGTGCATGGTATGGCATTGGGGACTTGGTATGATCGTTGCCCACTCTGGTATTCAGTCGGATGTCTCAACAGAGAGATTGCCTGCTGATGCAGTACCTGCATTATTTGCTTACTCTCTTAATAGAAAATTAAGATACCTATATGATGGTGAGTACTTTCGTTATAGGCAGGCTAGCGGAGGGGAGTACGATTATCCTAGTAACACTCCTAACTTAGGAGAGGATGTCTTTATTGTTAAGATATACGACCAAAAAGTAAAACATGGAGTGCCCGTACAGGATGCTGTACAAGTTGACCAGTCTAAGCAACCTAAGTTAACTTACGATGGATCAATATATGAGGCATCATTTGATCAAAAAGAATATTTTGATGTACCAAATTTAGCATCTTTTATAGGTCAGAATTTTACGATTACCGCAATCGGAGATGGCCCAGATGTACCAAGGCCACTTATAGGCATCTGGGGATCATCAGATATAATTACATTTGAGCCAGGTGAACTAGCCACGAGGTTCACATTTAATAGTAATCTAGGTACCATACATGACCAGGATGACAAGGCCACTCAGTGCTTCTCCGGTTACGATCCTACCGAGAATGGAAACTATGTTATGACTGTTAGGACAAGTACAGGGCAGGGATCCCGTACTCGCAATCAAATTAATCCTTCTTTTACAAATCTCAGTATAGGCAGACAGAACCAAAGATTATACAAGGGAACATTCGTGGAGGGAACAATGCATTTAGGGGAACTAACTAATTTAGGTTCATTACAATTATTCGAAACAACAAGGATACATCATGGCAGTTGAAGAAGTAGCATCTAATGGGGCGGATTATGCAGATAATATACCTGCAGCAGATAAGAAAATAGTCTTAAGAAAGAATACTGCAGATGATCCTTTAACTTGGGATCAGAATGATAACAACTTAGAGATTCTTAGGGCTAAGATTAATGAGTTGGTGAAAAAAGTGAATGAGTTGGACTCTTAGTGTAACACTAATTATACTATAACAATGTTTGAGCTACTGACATTATTTTTAACCGGGGGAGGCTCGGCAGCTATGGGCAGTATACTAAAAGGCGTGTTCGGTGCCATTACGGACTCTCGTCAGCAAAAATATGAAATGGAAATGGCAAGGGAATGTAGAGCAAATGAACAAGCACTTAAGTTTCAACAATCACTCAATAGTGGCCCTGGCGGAGCTTTTACGCGTGCCACTCGTCGCATGCTTGCTCTTATCGGGATGTGCACGTTCAGCTTCGTCACCTGTATCACCACCGTCTACCCGTCAGTTCCACTCCTTACAACTACGAACATTACAGGAGAGGGAAAAAGGGAATTTTTATTCGGACTCATCAGTTTTCCAGCAGAGCAAGCCCCTATGGTCGTTACCACGGGTTCCATAAGTCTTTTTAGCTGTTCCGTGGTATTGCCTATGATTATTGGATTTTATTTCACCCCAGGAGGAAGAACATGAACTGGAGTGAGTTTAATGATGTAGTAAGAACCTACCTTTTGGTGGACAGTGAAAGAAAAGGCAGGGGGGTTCAGGATTATATTGATCGTATGATCGTGGCTTCCGTAATTGACCTGCAGAGATATGTGCCATCTTTGCGTGCGAACCAGTATAAATTCTACTCACCATCAAGTCTTGTTGAGCCAGATCCTAATGATCTAAGTTCTGTAAATTCAGAAGATGTGGATGTACACCAAGGGACATTCAACACAGCAAAGACGAGAATTAAGCAAATAGTCATCAGGAGAATTGCAACAGATGATAACGGGCAATCTTTATCTAGGTATTTTTATCCTAGGTCTATTCCATGGGAATCAAGATTTACTTTAATAGATGGAGGAATAGTGGAGAGAACATCTAATATTCCTGGTCGAATCACCTTTGGAGCCGATAAGTTCTGGACAGCACCAAAGCTAATAGAATCAGAGGCAATGTATGTGTACTTCGAAGGGGAGAACCACTATGCACCGATCTTCAAGGCGACAACAGAGGAGAAAGCCACACCTGTTGTATTTGATGATATGGTGGCAAAAGCATCCGCTGATTATGTTAAAGCACACCTTTCACGAGAAGTTGACAATGACTTAAACCAATACGCATCTTACTTCCAAATGTACTCCAAGGGGAGAGCCCAAGTATTCCTCAATGAAAAGGAATACCAAAGTTCTTCGGTTGAGCAAGTTATCAGTAGCGGAGTAGGAGGAGGAGGATTTATAATAGGATGAGCGGAAGAACTACATTAAAATCATATTTTTTAACAGGAGCAACTCCTACAGAAGCAAACTTTGCTGATCTAATTGATAGCACTTTAGTGCTAAGCGAAGATCTCACCGATAGTTTAACTACATCTTCTTCAATACTCGCCCTTACTGCATCCGCAGGAAAGACATTAAATGACTCACTTTCTTCCCTGACGAGTAGAGTTGTAACACTTGAAGGTGCGGATAATAGCTTTGCTGCGAATTACTACACTAAGACTGAAGTTGACACGCAAGTATCTGGATTAAATAGCACAATTAGTGCTCTAAATTATTCAAGCGATATTGCAGCAGTAAGCACTAGAGTTACCGCCCTCGAGGGACAAACTTTTGCTGAAGTTTTACACACACATGCAATAGGTAACATCGTTGGACTTCAAGACGCTTTAGACGCAAAAGCGACAACTACCTATGTTGACTCTATTGAATCTAGTATCAATGCAAATATCGCGGCCCTTGATTTAGGTACAGACTCAAGCGCTGAGGTTGCTTCACTTCAGTCTCAAGTAGGTACAATTAATACAACAATTTCCAGTTTACCTACAACCTCAGATTTGGATGCCAAAGCGGATACTGGGCATACTCATGTAGTTGCGAATATAAGTGATATAGGAACCTCTTATTACAACAAGTCACAAACTGACACATTGCTGAATAATGTCGTACCTAAGCCTCACACTCATATTGAGAGCGACATCACAGACCTTGATAAATATACAACTGGAGCCGTTGACCTCAAACTCTCGGATCACAACACAAGGACAGATAACCCGCACGCTGTAACTAAAGGCCAACTAGGTTTAGATAAGGTCGAAAACTTCAATGTTTCCGAGATTTTTCAATCATCTGAAGCACAACTCTTAGCAACAAAAGCAGAATTAAATGCAGCAAGTACTGGATCAACTGCACATACAGGCAGAACGGACAATCCGCATTCCGTAACAAAGGCACAGGTTGGGTTAAGTAATGTACCAGATATTAACTTTCAGTCATTATTGGACTCCCACTTAAATGCGTCGAATCCTCATAATATAAACTTAACTTACTTTGATGTATTCTCCAAGGCTGAGACTGACGCTCGCATACAATTTTATGTAGATACTTTGCGCTATGCATTTAAGCCATCCGATCCTACCGATGGAGCAGGTGCAGTTGGGGATCTTGCTTATCATGACACGGGAATATATTTCAAGTTTGGCCCGACTGATTGGAGGCAAATACTTGCAAGTAAGTCTTTTAATGACGGATCGTCCGGAAGTAAATTCGAAATAGAAACTCCAAAGTTTGAGGTTACGACACCTGGTGGGGTAAACTTATTTAAGGTAGATAATACTACAAATACTACAAATATTAACACCGCCAATGTTTCTATTGGTGGTGCTACCAATATAAGTAATATTTTAAATGTTACAGGTGATGTTTCCCTTGGTAATTCGCTTAATGTATCAAATCTATTTACCGTAGATAAAACCACCAATACTACGAATATAAGTACTGCCAATGTCTCCATAGGTGGCGCTACTAATATTGACAATACCCTAAATGTGACTGGTGCAGTCTCCTTGGGCGGGTCTACATTTAATGTAGCAGGGAACACTACAAATATCTCAAGCACTCATGTATCCCTTGGTGGCAATACTCTTAATGTAAATGGTCAGGTTTCACTTGCCAGTGGAATGAGCACGCAGGGTGCAGTCTCAATAAGTAATACGCTTAATGTATCTGCCCACTCTATTTTAAGTACATTGCGAGCCACCACTGCAACAGTTGATTCATTAGATTCTGGTAGCGGTACAATTCAAACCACTGGTCAAATACTGGGCGGAGCCACCACTGTAACATCTCTTAGTGCAGGATCAGGGGCAATTTCTACGACAGGTACATTATCCACCGGAGGCGCTACTGTAACATCACTTAGTGCGGGCAATGGTAGCATATCTACTACGGGCACACTTTCAACAGGCGGAGCAACTGTAACATCGTTAAGTGTGGGTTCTGGTGCGATCTCAACGACAGGCACACTTTCAACAGGCGAGGCAACTGTTACATCTCTGGATGCTGGGGCAGGCCTAGTCAAAACAACTGGAAACATACAAGGTGCAGATTTAACGCTTTCGGGAAATCTTACAGTTAATGGAACAACCACAACAATTGATACGACTAATCTATTAATTGAAGATAATATGGTTATTCTCAATAAAAACCAAACCGGAACTCCATCAGCAAATCTTGATTCAGGTATTGAGGTAGAGCGTGGAAATTCCACTAATGCTAAGCTCTATTGGGATGAGGACACTGATAAATGGAAGGTTAATCTTGGTGGAGATGTAAGAACCTTGGCATTTGTTGAAGATGCATATTCACAGTAATGGCAAAAGCAAAGAGATATAAGCATATAACAATCCACCCCTCGCAGGGAGGTCAGTTAATTGGGTCTACATCGGATGATATACCGTTAGCTAGTAATACAAATTTCCTTGCTTCTTCTGCGAATTACACCGAGAAATTAAACTTCCGTAGAGAGGTGGATGGAGAATTGAGAAGGGAAGGGTGGGATTTATTTAATCCATCAGGTAATGATGATGCAATAAATAGCCAATTCCCAATTAGGGGATTATACCAATTTACAGATATTGACGGCAATCCAACTTTAATTGCCTGTGCTGGAAACAAAGTGCTTAAGTTAAATGCGGGAGACAGGAGGTTCGCAATTAACTACGGGCAAGATTTATTAAATCCTGACCCCGTGGAGGAGTATGCGACTTCTGATGGTGTTGATGCACCAGAACCATCACTTCCATCTGTTGATTACTTTAATAACGATGGGGAGGACTTTAACTGGGAAGAGATTTATACATTTGAAAACCATATGGATGCAAAGGAATCTGATGGCACTTACAAGGATCCGTACGAAGGGGGTGCATATAGGTGGGAGTTTGCGGAAGTTAAAAACCATTTAATTATCAATAATGGGGTAGACCTACCTATTATATATGCAGGAGGAAATGAGTACGATAATGCTTATCCCCTGTATGGATTAAGAGAGAATGGCGTGATGTCTGTGGGGACAATTGGAATATTCCAAGACAGATTATTCTGTGCAGACTTAACGGTGATATCTTCAGGCTTTGAGCATTGGTTTGAGAATGCCTCTGACCCTTATGCGACATTTGGAGCAAGTCATCCGTTACAAGGAGCAGTGCAAACCCAAAGGTTTCAATATAGAATAGTTTATTCGGCCGAAGGAGAGCCCAAACTTTTTAATGCAGGAGTTGAGACTCCAAGTGGATTAATAGTAGCAGAGTCTGGTGGTGTGCCTGGTACATTAACTGTAAGCGCGAGCGGAGAGTATACATTCAACACAACTCAGAAGTTTCAGTTAAATGACCCAGCTAGTATGTATCAGGAATTTGAGTTTGGATTACATGGAGGCCGTGATCATATCGGAGTTTTTATAGATGACCCTGCACTCGGAATAGCAGATGTAAAGTTTGATAATGAAGATTTCTCAGCAAGCGATAGAACGGCCGCAATAGGAAGATTAAAAGTTAAATTTCCGACCAGGGAAGAATCATCATTTACTGATTCTGAAATACTCGGCGAACAAATAAGTTACATAGATACAAGTGGTATTTTCTTTTCAGCAATTGGTCTTGGATCAGTTAAGTTAATTAACAAATCTCAAGCAAATATAGTATTAAAAAACCCAGCAACAGGCCAGCCATTACAAGCCGGATCCTATAGTTGTGTAGTACGCCCGTATGCTGAGCAATTACATCGTCCAGCAGCTTTTCAAGAGTTTAGTCAAGACGGGTCAAGAATTGTCAAGATGGTGGAGTTGGCAGATAAATTGGTTGTATATAGAGATTCAGGTTTCTTCTTTCTCACGGCAGCCAATAGTACCCTTAAGCCATTTGCGGTAGATCCTAGGTATAGAGGTGGCCGAACGGCAGACTTCAGGCATACAGTAATAAAAGTATCCGGTAATAAGCATTTATTTATGGGGAATACTGGTGTTTATACTATAAATAGATCATCCACTGAGCCTCAACCTGTTCCAACATTTGAGCTTGGGCCCCCATTTTGGAATATTGTTCCCCCTGAGTTATCAGAATTTATTTACACGATAGATAATCCCGTTACTCGTGAGATATTTATAAATTGCCCCCTTGGGTATAAGAAAAACTCACAGGGTCAATTTGTTGATGAATTTAATCAACCATTAGCTGAAGGTTTGCAGCCTATACTTGACTGGGGCGTGATAGCATACGACTACATTAATGAAACACTTTCGCAGATAGATTCAAGTTTTACGACATGCTGCACAATAAGGAAACCGAAAGCTAACCGCCTTGGTCCTGAGCAGACCTGGTTCCTGATGGGCGTTCATCAAGCTACTAACAAAAGTGATCTATATGTAGGAACCCAATGGAGGGCAGACCCTCAATATGGTGGCGTATTAGTTAGGTATGGTTATGGCCCGCCATTATACGGAGAGACCGAGCCTTATAGGAAGTACAGCAGAATAGGTTATGGTTATGAATCAAGGATAAGAAGTGGCTTGATAGACTTTGGGGATTCATTTTCAGATAAAGAGGTGAGGTCATATGTGTTAGAGTTATCCAGTAAATATGGCGTAACCCCCGTTCGGGTAAAAATTAGCACAACCTCCGCACCGCAAGGAACTGAGACTGTAGAGACAATGTCTACTATTGATGGTACGCAAATAGATTATGTAACACTCAATAATATGAGGGATGAAAATATGATACCCTTATATTTACGGGCTCCTTACATAAGAGACGAAATTACAGTGCTGCCAGTGTATTTAGAAAATAGCGATATTTATGTCTTAGATGGTTATGTCGAGCAGAAGGTGGCTACAAACCCAGATGGAATACAGGTTGAGGCTTATTACTATGACCAAATTAAACCAGTTGTAGTTGATAATCCAATGAAAGTTGTGGGGCGTACATTTGAGGCCTCTGGTATTGATACAAGGTCGGCAACACAAGCAGTAGGACAGGGATGAGGGCTAGCGTTACAACTTTTGAAAGAACTTCTGACCCGTCATTTCCGGATAATGAAGCCCTCCCCAAGAAGAATGAAGATGAAAAAAAGTTTGATAAGAGATTTAATGAATGGTGGGACGATGTGAAATTGAACCTAGCTAGACTAGATGATCAAATCTCCACATATACCAAAGACCAGCTCAATGAGAGCATTTCATTAAACAAGCAAGAGACCGATCAGGCGCTAGCAGGTTTGGATGAGAAGACAATACAATTACTCAATGATGTATCAACTAACTTGCAGTCTGTTCAAAATAATTTATATTCTGTTTAGTAACACTTATACATAAGTAACAATGCCTCAGCCTAATAGATTCGTAACCGCCAGATTGAGTTTCCGTAAGGGAACTACTCAGGAGTGGACGGATAACGATCCTATACTTATACCAGGAGAGCCTTCGGTAGATACTACATTAAATAAATTCAAGATAGGAAATGGCGTAGATAATTGGTCGCAACTACCATATATTGAATCTCTTGGCGGGGCAGGTGAGTGGACGAATGACTTATCCGGATTATACCCTGAGTTCATCACGAATCAGAAAGAGGCAATTGATTATGCTAAGTATCACCACGACCTGCTTGAGGATAATGCCAATGCATACTTTGAGGCAGGCATCAATCAAGACACATTTAGCCAACTATTTGAACTTAGTGTTACTGCAAATACAGGCGGAGCAGCATCAATAAATGGGGCTTCAAGAAAGTACAATACTTATAGCGACGGCACTCAGGTCGCAATATCCGCAGTTGCGTTCAATCCTAAGACATTCTCAGGTTGGACTGGCCTGCTAAGTGGTGAAGCGGACACCGCAACAACCACTATTACTATGTCCTCGGCGCGTAATTTAATCGCTAACTTTTCCTAGTAATGCCAAACACATCATCAATTTTATATCAGGTCGGACAAGGCGTTAAGAATAGTATTTCCTCCGCTCTCGGTAAGGATGACTCGTTCTCCGAGCCCGTATTTAATTCAGGGGGCGACCTTGCATCATTAACGACATGGACAAATAGCGGGAAGGGGACAAAAGTGGGTAGCAAAACATTTTCATACACAAGCGGTAATCTAACAAGCGTAGTCGAGAAAGACGGCTCTGATGTTACTACGCTTACTAAGACCTTAACTTATGATGGAGATGGTAATCTCTCATCAATTACAAAGGATTACGCATGAGTTTTTCTGAAGCAAGTAACAAGATTACGCAAACGGGAACTGACGCTGATCTTAGTGGGCTGAATGGAATAGCAGGAGTAACTACTACGGTCCGTGCAAATCACACTACTTACACCATTGCATCAACTCATTCCTTGGAGGTCACGGGAACACTAAGCATTGATCCTGCCTATGAGACTTTGCAATTGATGAAGCAAGCGGTCAACTCAGGTAGTTTTCCACTCACAGTGACAGACACATTGAATTTAGGTGTGAAAACTACTGCCAATGGAAAAGATAAATACTCAGTCGGAGTGGGTATTGATTTACCCAATGAGAATACGAGTGGGCAGATGTTTAATACCTTTGGGATTTCGTTTGGTGGTAGCTCTACATTCTTATGGAATGGTGGAATAATTCGTACTACCGCAACTTTGCGAACTGCAGGTGGGGCAACAGTCACAATCAATAATGGGATTTTTTACAACCTTGCAGAGCAATCGGCGAACACATCTCAGTTTAGGATTGAGTCCACTAACTCTACAGGTGACGCAAAAATAAACATTTACGATTTAACTTTTGATGGTGAGGCTTTTGAGTCGAGAATTTTCACAAAGAGTGGATGGAATACTGGAATCTTTAAATTTAAAAAAGGAGCATACCAAAGTTATAACGGCTCATTTCCAGCACTAATTTTTGAGAATTTTGATACTAGTCCAAACATTCACGGCTTCGACATCGTTAATGTTACTCGCGCCCAAGTAGATGGTGAGACAATTACCATAAAAGGATTTTCTGACAGACTAAGGGTCGAGCTTGATACAGGCAGAAATAATTTCATGTATCTAAAATGCGTTAGACCTATAAGTTTAGTAGTCGAAGATTTAAATGGTAACCCATTAACCTATTCGTATTACGCTAAAGATTTAGATAGTGGCAACAGAGCGATTGGATCAATAGGTCAGGACGATACAGATGACAAGGTTTACACAGCGACTAGCCAAACAGGTGATTTACAAGAAGAGATATTGGTCGAAGTAATTAATTACATCAATCAAACCATCACTACTGATTCTCGCACCAACTCAAATTCAGAAATTCCATTTTCTATTATTGCATATAATCAGACAATAACAGATTTTGCTGAAGATTTAGTTGGACTTAATACTTTAGAGAGTACGGTTAAAATGACACCTGATTTGGTAGTATCTGAAGCAACAAAATCAGTTGTAGATGCGTATACGTCAATAGACACTCCACAGAAATTTTACGACATAGCAAAATCTTACCTCGTTGGTAATTATGCAGGTGAAGCATCACCATTAGTGTCAAGGGACGGAAACACTATTGATGCAGGTGGCTATGATGTGGTTGTGGACGCAAGCGCAGGTTCGGTATTTGCGATTAGCGGTAATACTTTAACTATTAAAGCCAGTACATTTGTGGGCAATATAAGTACCTCTGGGAGCGCCACCTTATCTAATGGCGCAAAAGTCATTGGTACATTCGGGGCAACCACGGTTCTTCCCTGGGAAGTAAAAAATGTGGAAGCGACCACTAGGTTACAGCTTTATAATTTAACCAAGGATGCACTTGTAATTACACAGAAATTATCTGGCACAGCAGGTACTTATGTAGATGCAACTGGTACATACGACCAAACAGAAATTTCAGTAGGTGATGTTGTTCGACTGCGTTGCACTTGTGTAGTAGGTGCTACAGCTATGCTACCCGTTGAGGTAACAGGCGTTGCGACAAGCACAGGTATTACATTCCAAGTAGACCAAATAGCAGATGAAGTATACAACTCTAATGGTATAGATGGAAGTGCTGTATCTAAAACTATTAATCCAACTTCAGGTACATTAACTGCAGACTACTCAAACCCAATGGGTGTAGATGTATCGGATGCGGATGGCACAGCGAGCGTAAAAGAAATCTATGCATTCTTTGTGTATTCCACTACAACTGAGGATGGGGTTGATAAATGGTTTGGTGGTATACGTGCAATTGACAATGCAAACTACGAAGTAGTCACAGCTAATGCAGATATTAAGATACAGAACATAGGCAGTAACGCAGTCTTAGTATCTGATGGCAGAATGTACCGAGATAACGGCACTTCTGTCCTGTTTGCAGTAGATGGAGATAAACCACTCGTCATGGACTCCGGTGCATTAGTAACAAGTATACAGCCACAGGTGGAGGCAGGCTTAAATGCGAATGCAAAAATTTCTTCAATTAATAACAACTCTAAGCTTATTCCAAGCTTACTTTAAAATAAAATCATAATATCATGTCAAATCCAAGCTCAGTACTATATCAAATGGGGGAGGCGGTTTCCGCCAAAGTAAGCCTCGGTAAACAACAAATCTTATCTGCGAATAATGTATGGACGGGCTCGTCTAATACATTCAATAATAATGTTAGCATTGGTGGGAATGTAAGTATAGGTGGTTCTACCGCCCTTGATACATTATCTACTCTTCGTGCGGCCACTATTGGTGGAAACTTAACAGTTAGTGGAGACTTAACCGTTAATGGAACAACTACCACGCTATCTACAAGTACCTTGGATGTTAAAGATAATTTTATCAGATTATCTGAAGGGGCTAACGCTGGAGCGTTCACAAAAGACCAGGGCTTTTACTTTGAGCGTGCAAGTGGATCCGACGCAGGGGCTTTCATATTTGATGAGTCTGAGGATTCATTTGTTGTTGGCACACTAGCTGGCACACTTACACCTTCTAGCGTACAAATTGGTGACTCCACAAATAATGTAGTACTTGAATTTGCTAGTGGTAATGCATTTACAAGCTTAACTATAAGTACCTATTCAGGCGGACCCGGGGAAAATGACTTTGATAAAGTATCCTCGCCCGACTTGTATTTCTACTCAAACTCGGCAACTCTTGCTGATATTGTTACTGCCGCAGGAACTGATGCAAATATAACTGCAACGCTAACTGGGAGTGGTGCAACATCTGTATCTAATGGTATATTATCCATTTCTGCCGAGACTACTTCCGGGGCAAGTGATTCAACTGATGATACGGTTAACACTACTCCTGCACCATTAACAGTAGGAAGCCTTAAGTTGGGATCTCAAGAATTGGGGGACTTGGCTGATTTCTCTGCTGGACTAGCTTAATCTTTGACTATTAGTGTAACACTAATTAATATATTACAGAGGACTCAAAATGGCACAATCATCAATAGCTCAAGCATCAGGGCATAATTATACAACATCGGCGACCGCATTAAAGTATCGCACGAAAAATAGTGGGAACCCACTTCAGCATGATGATGTTGATGCCAATTTTGATATACTCCGTAAGGCAGTTAATGGAATAGTCACAGATATTAGTGGCGTGGCGGGGAATATCGTAAGTACAAATGTACCCGTCAATGCGGTATTTACAGACACTCAGCTAACTACTGCGGAAGTAAGAGGAAAATTTTCTGCTGGAGCAAATATAGATATAACAAATGGTGTCATATCGGGAAGTGCGTCATACAGTCACCCTAACCACTCAGGAGATGTTACTTCTGTGGGCGATGGCGCGACTACAATTGCTGCTGGTGCAGTAACTGCAGCTAAGATTGCAAATGGTGCAGTTACAAATACTAAAATTGCTAATAATTCAATAACTACAGAACAACTTGTAACGGAAGGCAATAATTCAATATCCCTAACTCAAGTAGTGCCAAAAACCTTAGTCATACATGTTGGGAATTATTATGACAGAACTGGTACTCAGCAGACAGCTTCTGATGCAGTTAACTATAATTCCGGTTCAGATACATATGGGTTACGAACAGTAAATACAATAGCATTTAGTGATGGACCAGACGGGTGGTTTGGTTATCACTATGATTCCGAACAAGCTGAAACTGTTGAGCCTTTCGCAACTTGCGTTGCTGCAATTCGGTATGCTTTGCACAATTTTGGATCTGGTGCATATTTGCAATTAGTAGTTCACGGACATGTTTCTTGGCAAGGTAGTTATGATATGTACAGCTCTTCTTCAGCAACTATTAAGGATGTTAATCAAATGGACATGTTTGCTGGTTTTGCTATGATTTCAGGAGCA